TCAGTCGTGTGACTGATCCTGCTCTCGATAAATTGTATTATCTGTTTCTGACTGGCCATCGCCGTAATCTGACTTTTCTTCATTTACGCTCTCGTTATTAGCTTTTAAACGTTTCATAAGGGGATCAAAGATATTTGTTCCCACGCCAAGTTTGTTCAAATTTTCTAAAATGCTAAGTAATTCATTTACCATTTCTAGTGTGTAAACACTAATAATCACAGTGACTGATACAACCCCCGGTAAGACAACCGTCAAGGGGACAATAGCAACTAGGACTAATAACAAAGCGAATTTCTTCAACAAGCCCGTGCTCATTTTGCCTGACGCTAACCCATGATTTTTATATGCTTGAATAAACCCAGTAATCACATCAACTGCCATCAAAAATAAAATAAACCCAAGCCAAATAACAATCTGTCCATACTCATCTTGCATCATATCTTGTGCCCACAAAACCATCTTCATATCCATATTTCTCACTTTCCTTTTCTATTTGCCATTGAAAAAAACAATAAAAAGAGCAACCTTTCAAACAGATTGCTCTTTTATGATTAGGCTGTCCGACGCCACATATATACCGAAATGTAAGGTGGTAAGTTACTAGGGTTTTCACCATTGGAATTTATTACTCTCGCACCACCAGAACCAGCGCCCGCAACTGCACTATTTGCGGACCAAGTAAGACCCGCAACATGACTTCCGTTTCGATTTGTTGATGGCAAAGATCTGAAATCTCCGTAAATCTGACCTAAATTTGTCCCAGGGATCCCAATTTTTGCCATAAGTTCCTGTGTCTTGCTACCTCCAGATTTTCCAGGGGTAAAATCTGCATCGCCAGTATTTACTCCGAATATAGTTTGCCCTCTTGCAAAACTTTCCCAAGTCCCTCCTAGAAAATTAGCAGGATTATTGTCGTTAACTGCAATATAAATTGATCCTACCGGATATACCATCTCTAATAAACGTTCATTAAGTCCATCTACTGCTTCCGCGTGTGTCTTCATGTATTTCTTTGTACCATTTTCAACTAATTGAACAATTTCTGCCATTATACAGCCCCCACTTTCTCAAAAGTAATAACTGGCAATGCATCTAATTTTACTTTATCGCTAGCTGCCATTAATCCATTAACAGACGCAGTAGCAACTCCAGGTATAGTTGGAATAGTTGTTGAATCTGGCAATGCTTTTACATCAGCTGCATTTAAAATTACCGCTCCGGTCTTTCCATTGACTGATTGCACGGCTCCTTCACTACCGTTTCCTGCTGCCTCAGCTATTTTTTGATCCACATAACCATCCAATCCATCAACACCAGCTGTATTTGTTTTTACTGCAATCTCTACACCATTTAATTTTGCTGCATATAATTCAGTCATTACAATTCACCTTCTCTTTCTACTTTTACAAATTCTATTGATGACCCGCCAAGTTTGCCAGATCGATAGTCATCAATTATCTGGTCAAGAATCGACCTATAGTCTGCCGACAATAACATTTCATTTGTAATACCAATATCTGCCCCTCTGAGATTCACTACTCCTGTTTTGCTATTTACAGATAAAACTCCAACCTCGCCTTTGATTATTTTTTCTAATCCTATAACAGCTTCTGGCACAGTTTCCGGAAAAATTTGTCGGTCAATTCCTTTCTCATCTTTTTCCATAATCTTTTTAATTTCAGCCATCAACTTCACCTGCTCTTTCAAAATGGAAATGATCTTCCCATGAGTTCCCTATGTTGGCTATAACTAGAGCGCCACGAGTGCTCAAATCTTTAACAGCACCGATAAACTCTAAATCATGATTTTTAGAAAATTCATTATCTTGTAAGATAGTAAGTACAGAAACAGTTGTTTCTGGCAATGTATACAGTCTATCAATGATACGCTGCTCCATTAATAGGAAATCAGCTTTTAACCTTGACTCGATGGAGTCATGTCTAATTCCCTTACTATCAACACGGGCATCTAGAACTTCTTTTAACAAGATGCCTCCAGGATCGACAGATTCCAAAATGCTTTTGACAGATGCGAACCAATCTTCGAAGTCACCTTTCCCAGCATTAAGATACTCTCTCATATCATTCATTAAATCCTCAATCGTTTGCCAATAAGAGCCCATTTCACCTGGTGTCTTAGAAACAGCATTGATAACAAAATAACTAAAATCCTGAGTAGTTCCGATTTTTTCTTCACCCTTATAAAAGGCAAAATTTGCCCTATGACGTCCCGTCTTTTGCAAAGTATATTCATCAAAGATATACTCTACAACCCCTTGCACTCTAACGATACGGCAGGGCCTTTCAACAGGGTATCCGCCGACGATTGTCTGGAACATTACGCGATAGCCTGTCAAATCAAGAGGTAGTCCGTTTTGAAAAATAGATGCCTCCAATTGCTCGGTATTTTTATTCCCTTGTCGGACTTTCAATATACCTACATAATTAAATGGCTCCGTTGTGTTTAATGTTATAGTCCACTTACTCATTGTTTACCTCCTCTTTAGAAATTTATGAAATCCCTTGGATTAATAAAGTCATTATTTGATGATGGCCAAGGTCCATTCCTAAAGAATTGAAAATGTAGATGCGGACCAGTGCTATCACCTGTACTTCCCATGTTTGCAATGTGCTGACCTCTTGTTACCGATTGTCCGACACTTACCCGGTTCGCGCTATTGTGAGCATATCCTGTAAATAAGCCGTTTGCGTGCTCAATCACTACGTAGTTTCCATAGCTTGCAAAAAAGCTAGCAACCACGATCCGACCATTATCCACTGCATAAATTGGTGTTGTTGGATTTTGATTTACTAAATCGATCCCGTTGTGAAAATTAGGAGCTCCCGTGATTGGATGAACACGCCATCCAAATTCACTCGTGACGGTAATTGGTTGGGCGATTGGAATTGCATAGCCAGCGCTGACCTCAAGTCCGCTGAATTTATTGAACCACTCTCTAGCCCATGTCTGACGGATGGGATGACTAGCTGCAGGGCGCTCAAAGTTAAGTTCAAATGCTCTTGCCGCATTTTCAGGGCTATTGATAGATTTAAATCCCGCAACCGTTCTAGGATCAACTTGGCCTATCCACTGTCCATTGTGCATACACCATTCTACTAATTCCATTTGTGCAGACATAGTTCGATAATCGCCTGTAATTCCAGCAGCAGACATCAAACGCTGCACGTACTCTCGACCATTCCAAGTTGGCTGTCCCACAAGGGGGTAAGCAGATCCATCCCATTGAACGGCTCCATAAGCTGGTCCTTGCACTTGTTCGGTATCTGGATTCATTCCAGCTCCAACCTCACCTTGGATGTTACCCAAAATACCTGCTTTCGCAGCATTTGAATACCCCAATGCATCAAGTGTCGCCCAAGCTTGCCAAGCAAAGCGATCCGCATCTGAGGTCACACCAGGGGGATACTGTCCATTCCAGCTTCCTCCCCCGCCACCAGATCCACCTGGATTGACTTGCTGACCATTAATAGTTAAGCGGCCTCGAACATCAAGATCCCCTTGAATCACAACACTTCCTCTAAAAGTGGAATTGTTATTGTGATAATTCATTCCATTGGTAATTAACAGACCTTTATCGTTTGCAGGTGCTAAGTAAATGTAACGATTATTTGCTCGTAATACCAATGCATTGTCTTCTGGTTCTTGTCCACCTGTGCCTCCCGGCCATGGATCTCCAGAACTGTCAACTGTTCCAATCGTGCCAATTGTTTGCCCATCTTTGTTGATGAACTCTAAACCTCTGCGAGTTAGTTCCATGATTTTTTTATTTCCATTCCATAATTGCAGTGTGCCTGAGACCATCCTTAGAAGGTCACCAGCTGCATTAAATGAACTTTCAAAAATTGCTGCTCGGATAATCCCCGCACGAATAAAATCAGCGTTCAATGTGCCATCAATACTCCATGCATTCACAAAAGGGCCTAACCAACCAGTTCGAGAAAAACCGATTCCTTGATTATTGATTGCAATCACGTCTTTGGCAGTTTCTCTAGAATCAGTATCCATATAATAAGTTGTGTGTGGCTTATTTTTTGGATACTGTAAAACACTGCCTCCTTCGACTCCGTTAATGAGGTTCGTTACATAATCAACAAATTCTGACATATACCCCTTCTTGGTTAGAGTCTTGATCGTTTCTTGTAATTCATAATTCTGTTTCGTATAAAATGCCATCTGCGCATCGCCAGCAAAGATTTTTTTGTTTTTTTCTGTTAATGAGTCATAAACAACACTTGAAATTTTTGTGTCTATGTGAATGTCGTAAAGTTTGTGATAGACCGTAAACGTGTCGAACAACCCGTAATTTCTTAATCGGGCAAATTCCTTTGCTTCTTCAGAATCTGTCAGCTTTTCAATCTCCAATTCAATGCTGATCTTAGGCTTATCCGCCCCTGGATTGATAGATGTATAATAAGACGCAGCGATCCGATTTAAACTTTCTATATCCCGAACTCCTTGTTCTTCAGTAAATTGAATGTGCCTTGCGTAAACATCCGGATAGTTCTGGACTAGATCACTGATAACCGGTTGTCCATAAATTCGATTTGTCGTACCGTCTTCCCCGTCTTGTAAATCTGCGTAAGGTAATACTTTTGTGACAATACCGTTCCAGTCGAGTTTAATTTTTAAACCATTTAAATCTTTTCCATATCGAACGGTACCAACGTTATCTCGCCCCCTCCGTCGTAACAGCGACAACCGAAAAGGCTCTCTTCTGATTTCTCCGCCCCAAAATTGCAACATACTCCCTTGTTCACCAGCGATACAATTTAAGACGTTTCTTGCCTCAAACGTTGTACTAGAAACTGTTTGGATATCAGAAAACAATCGAACGTCAGAAGGTTCATCCATGCCATTTTCGATTGCCGCCATTACTTGAGCGCCGTTTAAACTGTCAATTTCGACATGTTGCACTTCACGATATCCTAACTTGTATGTGCGAGATTGACCGTAAATCAAAACAGAGTTATTGATTGTATCTTTGTACGTATTTTTGATTTCAAAGATATGGTAGTCTTCTTGATCATTTGGTTTTGCTTTAATTTGATAGCCATTTTCAAAGAAATCAGCAAAACGACTAAGTAACGGATGTTCAATTTCAACCTCATACTTACCGTTGGCTTCTTCTGTCACATCACAACGTGTTGTATCTATCATTATTCCTAAGCCATTGTGGGTAAAATCCTTTTCAGTCGGTTTATAAATTCTTGGTTTCAAACTTTTGTCCACCACCTTGGCATCAGATTAAATTCACCGATATTTCCTTGCCAACGAATAGTTATCGGTCCAGGTGGCAACAATGGAAAATCGGTAAATTTCGTTTTATCATCTTGTGCTTCCAACATACCATCGATGATTCGATATGATTCTTCTAGTTGAGAGTCAATAATTATCTCTTGCCCAATATTTACCAAGTCGAAACGATCGTTGTTAATCCAAAACGAAATATCCCCCGAACCTAAGATGTGAATCTTTGGTTTTGAGGGATATCTTTCGATATTTTGTATGGTCCGTTCATTTCTTAGCCAGTGCAAACCTGTTCTAGACACTTTGAATGGGCGCAAACTAATCGTAAATTCAAAGGGTATCAAATTACCGTTTTTTCTTGTGCCAGTAAATTCAGGACCAGATACGACAACCGCTTGGTAAATATAGTGTTCATCAAATTGATAAATGAAATCAGAGTAATTCGACATATCTAGCCAAAATCGAATATTGTCTTCTAAAGAAGAAATAGAATCTAAGTCCTCTGCTTTTGCATAACAAGACATTTGCCATTCGATATTTTTGTAATAGGAAAAGTCCATTACAATCGAATCATTACCTGGTCTTTCTCTTAACTCGATCACGCGTCCAGCAGAAAGACGCTTCGGCCGATCTCGCATGTATGCATTAAATTCTTCGCTATGTTTTCCATTAATTTGAAACTGTCCCCGCTTAAATTCCACCAAATGCCCCTCCTTTTGGCGCGTAGTCGCGTTCTTTTACTTCGTTAATATATTTGACAATTGTCTTGGCCCAACTCATCATTTGTGCTTCTGATGGCTCTCCCATCGCTTGCAAATGAATATGATAAGTATCCCCACTAGATTGTTGGCTGCTTGTTGTAGTAGTTGCCACCTGTGGAACGTCTGCATATCTATCGCCTCGACGATTAACTTGAACCATAGGAATATCAGTTGGTAGATCAGTCATCTTATTGACCGCATTGTCCAAAGTGTCCTTCTCTTCCTCTATTCCTTTGACTACACCAAGAACAATGTTTTTCCCGATCATGTCACGCATCCAACGTGAAGGTGAATTGATGTTTAATGCACTTTTGATCCCGCCTTTAATTGTATCAGCAATACCAGTAATAGTATCTTTCACGGCATTGTACATGGAAGCAAGTCCATCAACTAATCCTTGAATGATATTTTTTCCGATTTCAAACAAATCGACATTTCGCAGGTCATTAAATGTTTCTTTCACTCGATTAACTGCATCAGATACGCCCTGTTTAAGGTTTTCCCATGCTTTTTGTGCCCCTTGAACCATGTTATCCGCTATGTTGACTACTGATTGCTTCATAGCATCCCACGTATCCACAATTGCTTGTTTTGTGTCACTCCACATTTGAACAGTCGTATCTTTTGTGGATTGCCATAGGTTTGACAGGAAATCCTTCAAGGCATTAAATGTGTCTATTGCCCCCTGCTTCATCGAGTTCCAAGTATTTGCAACTGATTCTTTGATATTGTTCCATATATCGATGGTGGTTTGTTTGATATTGGTCCACGTATCAACAAAAAAAGCAACAACACTATTAAAAGTGTCCATTGCAATAGTTTTCATAGTTGTCCAGATATAAGAAACAGCATCTTTGATACCATTCCAAATATTTAGAAACGCCATTTTTGTGTTTACTAAAAAACTGTCAAAAATTGCTTTGATTGAATTCCAGATGTTTCCTGCGGAATCCTTGATATTATTCCAAACAGCAATCATATTGACTTTAGTTTCTTCCCAACCGCCAGTAATCATTGAGGTTACGAGTAAGACTGGAGCTAAAATCACATTCTTTAAGATGGTAAAAATATTTTTCCCTATCTCAACCAAGTTCTCCCATAAAGTACTCAAGAAAAAGCTCATATGGATGAAGGCATTACGTATACCGTATATCAGCATACCAAAACGACTCATGATTGCATCAGAAAGACTACCAACGATAGAAGTGACTGTTTCTTTCACGCCGTTCCACAAATTGGCAAACCAATCTTGTATGCCTTGCCACACGTTCTTAACACCCGTGACAGCATCTTTACCAGCTTGCACTGTGCTATCCCATGCGCCTTTAGCACCATCCTTGATCCCTTTCCAAATATCGGAAAACCACTGTTTTGTACCAGACCAAGCACTTTTTACACCATCAACAGCATTCTTCGCAAATTGTTGCATCGAATCCCATGTATCGATGCCCCACAGTTTTATTGCTTGTAAAGCACCTATAACGGTATCTTTGACAGAATTCCAGACTGAAATAACATTTGCACGGAACTCTTCGTTTGTGGCCATGAAATATCCAAAAACTGCAATCGCTCCAACGATTGCTCCAACTAACAAGACGATAGGATTTGCTGCAGCAATCGCTCCCATAATCTTCAAACTGTTTCCAACACCAACAATAGCAGTTTTTAGATTATTAAATGTTTTTATCATAGCTGGAATACCTTTGAGTTGTATCATGAATGCCCCAAATGCTGTTGCCATTGGTACAAGTATTGGGGCCAGAACTTTAATTGTATCAGCCAGTTTTTGGAACCCGCTGATAATTGCCGGCAACTGTTCCGCAAACTTCGTCAGCCCTTTTTCAAAAGCTGCCCCGATATTGCCTAAAATTTCACTTATGCCACCAAAACCGGCCTCACCTAGAGCCTCATCAAATGCCTCAATGATATTCGCCACTCCACGAGTGATTGCTGTTTTCATATTCTGAAAACTAGTCTCTATCCCACCTGTAGCATCTTTCGCTATTTGTTCAAGGGATGCTAAGCCACCACCGCCATTTTTATTTAGATCAATCAGAGCATTTTGGAATTGCTCGACAGAAATTTCACCTTTTGAAAGGCCTTCTTGGAGTTCTCCCATAGTAATTCCCATTTGATCGGCGAGTGCGTTTAGAACAGGCCCCATCTTTCCGGCCAGCATAGAATTAAAGGCTTCTCCTTGGATTTTTCCAGCAGAAAATGATTTAGACAGTTGCATCACTACATTGTCTACATCCCCAGCACTTCCCCCAAATCCAAGAATCCCGTTATTTAAAGCAGAAAAAACTTGTTCAGATTTTCCTAAATCTTTTGTAGAAGATGCTAGTAGTTGAACATTACTCACTGCAGAATCTAACGGTGTTGGCAAGCCATTAATACTTTCTTTTAAGGCATCCATGGTTTTAGCGGTATCCTGTGCATTAAAGCCCATGTTCTCAAAAACACGATTCGAATTATTCAGAGTATCTACACGCGAAATAGCCCCGGAAATAGAAGATTGAATCATTCCGAAGCCTGTAGTTATTATTTTTGTTGCACCGCTGGCAAGAAAACTTCCAACAAAGGTCGTCCATATACTTCCAAGAGAACGGCCGCCTTTATCCCCCGTCTTACTAACTTGGCCATCAAAATCTCCTAGTTTTTTCACGGCACTGTTCATGCCAGCGGTAAAACCCGATTCATCCAGAATCATTTTGAGTACTAAATCTTCATTTCCCAAATGATACCACCTCCTTAGAACATCGTGTTTTCATCAAGATATTTGATGTCTTGATATTCTTTGACAGCATCACGGAAGGCTATCAATTTCATAAGTTCATGAAGATCAGTGTTTTCAATTTCGTTCAATGACCAACCCATTTCAAAAAGATCAGCTTTGATGGTCATTTCTCTGTATTGTGGTGTATTGACGAAATTAGGGTGTTGCAGATACTCACTTACTTTTTTTTCTGATCAGAATACGTTGCATCAAAACCAGTAGTTACCGATTTTAGAATCTTTCCTGTCAATGGTGCAATTTCACGAGCATCTAACCCTCGTCGGTATTCTTCACCTGTGAATTGCCCTTCAAAAATTACCTCTCCAATAAAATCATAAACATCATGAAGCGCTTCGATTACTTCGTCTCCATTTTCTGCGTCAATCATTTTTTGTTGCAGTACGGATGCCTCTTCCGAAACATTACCTGGCAAAAATTCTGCAGATTTGAATGATGTAGGTTTATATTTTCCTTCCTCATTTTTTTCCATTAGTTTAATTGTTTGTTGAAATTTACTAGTCATTATTTATTCCTCCGATTCAGTAATTGTTACTTGAATTCTTTCAGTGATAACTTCGTTATCGATATTTCTACCTTCAATTTGTAAAATACTATCCATATTTACCCCGCTACCAATAAAATAAGTGAATCTTCCTCTTTCGAACTCTCCACCTATCGCTCTAGGTTCACCATCTAAATACGCACGCCCTCGTACAATAGGCCCAGTGTATTCGCCAGTAATCCTGGTATCACCTACAACAAAATTATTTGGTACTAGCGCGGGTATCACTGGGTGTGTAATCAACTGGTTTCGTTACCGTAGTAAACCAATTTTCAATAACTTTTGGATCCACGCCTTCATCATCTGAATCTACTGACCACATATAACCAACACCTGGGACATCTACAAAGTTACCGGTCCATTCTGGGTGTGTGTAGCTAACTGTTGATCCTTCTTTAGTCGTTGACTCATCAGAAGATAAACTAAACTGACCTTTATAGAAAATCGTGTAGCGATAATGTCCATTTGATTTCAAGCGTCGGTAGGCAAAAGCTCCATCAGGGAAAATATCATCTCCCGATCGCAAAACCCCACCACCAACAATTTTTGATCCTGTGATAGCTGCTAGGACCTTGTTTTGATAACCGTTTACTGTTAGTGCGATTTCAGCCCCTCCAAAAGCGGTGAATTGGTCTTGGATGACGCCATCTCCATAATCTGGTGTCGTTTCATAGTTTAGTGTTGGGTTAATACTTACTGCCGTACCGATTGTTACTGGTGCATCATACGTTGGAAAAACACCTGTCTCGTCTTTTAACGGAAACCATGTAGGCTTTTCCACGGAAATGATTCCAACTTTGTTTTTCTTTGGCATCTATTCTTCACTCCATTCAATAATTTGTGGAAATGCCACATTGAACGTCACATGTGCCACTCCATCTGTTTCAAATACTTGATACATTTCTGGGAAGATCTCGTTCCCATCGATTTCAAGAAGATTAAAAAAAGCTCCACATGCATCCGTAAGAGCTTTGGTTTTATTTTTTGATTCATTAGTCATCACATTATCTACAAAAGCGATATCAACAAGCCACGCTTTATTTTGGATATTTTTGCCGACATTTTCTGTCCCTGCTTCTTCAATACTGACGACTGAGTATAGTTCTTTGTCAGATTGCATCACCGAATCAAGATAGATAGTTAAGTCAGACTTGATCTGTTTTAGTGTTAGTGTAACTACGGCTAAAATTTTCTCTCTCATAAACCACCTATCCTTTCTTAACGATTGTAATTGCCATTACTTTAAAACGACGTGGAATATAGGTCATATTGGCAAGATTTTGAGCTTTTTGTAACATGAATTTTCCTTTAATAAATCCGCCACCTCTAGTTCTGCGTCCATCATTGACATATTTAAAATAATATTCATTGTTTACAATCGCGCCGACAATCCGCCCAGTAGATAATTTGCGAGCTTTTATGACACGATAGCCACGCCTTAGATTCCCCGTTTTTATAGGTGTCAACGGCACTGCTAAACTGACAATTTTATTTATAGAGTCGTTAACAAAAGCCACTCCTTCGGTTTCAGCAACCTTCGTCATTCTTTTAAAGTTATCAATTACCTTTTGGGCATTCGATTCCATTCGGATATCATTTTTTGACATCGATCTCACTTCCAGTCAACTCAATTTCAGTATGGCTCGTGTAAAACATAGGTTTCTTGGCGTACAGGACATGCTTGTGACCGGTTGATTGAGTAACTGTAATTCGATCGCCTTTCATGACATCACTATTAGGCATCATAAACAGTTTATGCTCGATAGTTGTCACATTTACAACATTTCCATTACCTATCACTGGCAGATCGCCTGAGTTGCTCTGGGAAAATCCGCAAATAAGCACCCCATCATGAACAGGTGCATAAATTTGTTCAGTAATATGTGTAATGGGATTCTCATGATCGCCATAACGCTCAATTACGCATGAATCAAGATAAGTTGTTGCTAAAACTGCAGCTTCATCCATCACCAAAACACCATCCCGCCGCAACCAAGAATTCTAATGATCAGATCATCATAACCTGATAGTAATCCTTGGATTTGTTGGCTAGCCGTAGCATAACTGATGGTTGTATCACCGCGCCTCACCGATGAGATAGTTTTTTCAAGCTCATTCTTCATGGACTGATATAAAACCTCTGTAATCACGCCACGCAGCTTCTGCCACGGAATTAGATTGCCACAGTCATTGTAAGTTTCAATTTCAAGCAATACTAACTCTAAAACGGCAGCAATTCGTTCATCATTAGCAGATGGCAGTTGCTTCTTTACTGATTCGATGATTTCCTTTTTTAGTACGTCATCCATAGGATCACATCCTTAAATTTCGACTAGATCAGCAGCCGTACGCAAAATAGCTAGTGCCTTTTTATCATTTTCATTTACTAATAATTTTCCATCTTTATCTACAGTGACAAAGCGGCGAGTTTCAGGATGAACAAACCCTACAAAATTTTTATTTTTAGCTGTGCGGAATTCAATTTTCTTGACCTTAGTTGATTCCGCCTTTTCTTTTTTTGTGTCCTTATCTTTTAATTCTTCTTTCGTTTCGTCTGTTTGTTTTGCCATTTTTTATTCCTCCTAAAATTAATAACAAAAAGAGACAGTCAATCGACCATCTCTTAATCACCTAATCCAGTTGCTAAATTCAAGATTGCACCAGAATTTGATGCGGTATATTCAATAGAGTACTCACCGACAATACCAATACGTTTGGAGTCGGTTGTTTTAGCTAATTCTTCAGCTCGCCATTCACGAAGAGGACGTAACTTCACATAATTTGTATCAAGCGCGACCATTGTTCCAGTAGGCAATGATGGTTCAATCAACGCAATACCAGAGCCATAGTTAGAGACGATCCGGCCTAATTGCAAACCAAATGTGACAGTATCACCAAATTGTGCAATTTTAGTTGACTTATTATCTACTTCGTCAGTCATAAGTTCCAACATGTCTGGTCCAACCAAGCATAGTTTTTCACCCATATAGCCAGCCTCGAACATTTTTTTGAACATATTGTCTACATCTTTGCGAGCAACTGCATTTGCAGCTGCTGTAGTAACAATATTAGAGGAATTGATCAAGTTTAAAATCCCATCCATTTTACGACCAACAGTAGCTGTTTCATCAGCCTTTACGCCAGTGATAAGTTTGCGGTTTAGATCAATTTTCATTTCCATAGCACGCATTGCAACTTGGTTAGTGAGTTCATTTCCTACACCTGACACATTAATAGCGTCCAATGTACCTGACACAGAAGTTGATTTTCGAAAGATTTCTTCGAAGTTGTTGAACCAAACACGCCCTGAATCGGCATCCTTGTATTCTCCGCCTTCAAGTTGTGCGGATGAGTCATCATCGTTTAATTCCGATTCACGCCATTTAATTTCAGTTGAATTTGCAGGCGCTGTTTTCCCTGATCCGAGTAAGTAACTTAGAAACGGAGTGTTTGGGACTTGTAACGCATTGATCATTGGTGAAATATCTAAGTACTCCAGATTGTTTGTTGATGTCTTTTTCATGTGTATTTCCTCCTATTGGTTAAAATTGTTCCATCGCTTTTCCTAGTGCTGCCATTGGGTCACCTGTTTCACTTTGCTGCTTATTACTAGTTCCCGACTGATCTTTTTTTCCGAACGCGCTATTCATTTCAATATTTTTGATAGCATCAGCATGTTTTTCATTGATCGTACCTAGAACATTTGTGAATGCTTCTACAGCAGATTTAGTAAAATCCGTATCTGCGCTAACCAAGTTGTTTAGCATAAATTGAGACACAGATTCACTTAATTCATCTTCGAGTTTTAACCCAGCAATTTGTTCCGCAACAAATGCTTTGTTTTCACTCATAACACGCAATTCTTTTTCTGCTTTAAATTCAGCTTCTAGTTTTTCAAGCTTTTGTTGCTCAGGTGACTTGTTCTTCTTGGATTCTTCGTAACTTCTGATAGTGTCCTGTTTAATTTTATCTAGGTTATTTTGTTTCCAAGCTTCCAATTGCTTATCTGCTGCAGACTGAGCAGTTGCTTGCAGGAATTTTTGTGCATCTTCATTTGATTCGGCAAAGGATTTGAAATCATCAAATGAAAACTGTGGATCGTCACCTTCGGCAAAATATTGCAGGTTCATTGGCATTAGTACTTTTTGTTTCATGTTGTTCTCCTTTCGCCCCACGATTCGCTTAAGCGCCCCGTATTGCTTTAAGATTATTTTGTTTTGCGCCCACCATTCGGTTATACCGCCCAGCATTCGCTAGTTTTATGTCATTTCGGACAAAATAAAAAGCCGTCCTATTCGACGACTACATGACAGTATTTATGAAGATTCTTTGATATTTCTTCTTGGATAAATTGAGCAATTTGCTCTTCTGATTGTTTGGTAAACATACACCTAGCAATTATTTTCAATTTTAATATAGTTACAGAAACTGGCTTTAATCTTACTTTGACCGTTATATCCATATTTTCACCCCCAATTCTTGAACACTAATTCAGCGCCTAGATTAAGATACTCATTAACAGACTGTTCCAGATTACTTTGCGTCCGTGAAATCAAACAAATTTTGATTGTCTGTTCTTCAGCATCATAAGTTGCTGTGCAATAATTTCCACGCCACACAATTTTCGGCTTATCACTAATTACATTTCCTTCTTTGTCAGTGACAACATTTTCAGTCATATATCGTGATTCAGAATCTTCAATCGCCTTGATATATGCGCCCGCTAAATCTTCTATAATTGGTAAATCAAGGATTGCTTCATAAAACTTCATAGCCCTCACCCCTTTTATTTTTTTAAATACTTCATCATTGTGGTTTATTGAGAAAAAATATAGCTTTCGAAGATTCTCTACGCGCATTTTTTCAATAGGAACTGCATGACGCCGATATTTGTTGATATTTTGGCTGCTTATTTTCGTGATACTAGCAATTTCAGCTGTTTTTATATTGGACTCGAGTATATTTTTGACAGAGCGAATAATTGTATCCATATAATTTACTGATTGACTGTTACTTGGTTCTATTGGTTGTTTGGGAGCTTTTTCTCCACACAAATCACAGGTAGCCCCATCAGAACTCCAATGTAAACACATAGTGCCGCTCCTTTCTTACCTTAGATTCACACCAAATTCATTTTTTGCAAATTCATCTAGTAAATCCCCAAACATGGCCTCATAAACCGCATCGATACTTTCATCAATGTCCGGAATATCCGGAACTTCTGTACATCGGCACCGGCCATGATATGGTGGATGCCAATCATCCTTGATTCTTTTATCATGCCTTGCCCCACAGACAGAACAGACACGTTCATCTTCTGCTGACCAGCTTTTACTATACTGAACACCCGTATCTTCAAATGATTTTCGGATGCCTGTCACAGCAAAATGAGCGTATTCAGTACGCACGAGATTTTCAATCGCTCGATTAAATTTACCTTGTTCCAACTTAAACATATCGGATATTTTGCTATTACTTTGCATTCGTTTCAAGGCGTTCTCGAAGCCCTCACCACTCATAATTGCATTTACGAGTGATTGACTGAGATTTTGTTCAAGTCGTGAGATATTGCCCCACAGACGTGTAGAAAAAGTCTTCCCACTCCATGGGAAATTCAAGTAGTCTTGCAACTCGCTTTTTCTCATAGATAAGGAAGGCTCAATAGTTAATATCTGTGCCAATGCATTTGTATTAGACACATAGCTGCGTATTAATAAATCTTCAAGTCCATTCGAAAACAAACCATTCGCATTCGCACCAATTGTTCGCTTCGCTAATTCGCTAAAAATATCCGATCGAATCACTAATAGTCGATTTACTTTTGCGTAATCATATGATGGGAAAAACTCATCAATGAATTCTTGATATGTTTCATCTAAAGCCATCAACTCTTGGAAATTATTATCAATATACTTCCGATATTTTCTTTGATCTCGTTTTGAGAAATCTTCCATGAGTTCATTAATACTAATCTTACGCAAATCAGATTGAGAAAGAAGCTTCTCTTGAATGGTTTCAAGCGCTTCAGGATAAATTTCGGTTAAATGCCTCAACATTTCACCTTCCATTTTCAATCGGGTTTTATCCTCTAATTCTCGCCTTTTCTCCCAATACCTTATGCTAGCTTTCGTCATCGGTGACTACACCGCCTTTGCTAGCGGGATATTCACCGCTCGGATAACTCTCGCCATTTTCCGCATTGATCATCTCATTTTCGTAATCAACGTCTGTCACAAAGGGAATTTGACTTTGGATCGTGCGTTTTGATACATACGGTGCTAATTTAGGTAATGACTCGGAAAGATAACTCAAGTCAGTTGGTAATGATCTTGTGAACGTGTAAATAACTTTGCTTGGATCAATCTTGATTTTCTGAATCTGTTCCATGAAAGCTGCGATCGTTTCAGAACATTCTTTTAATCCTTCAGTAAAGTATTGCTCTTTTGTATTTGTCTTAGCTTCAAGAGTGATAATTTGCCACTTGCGTGCTTCCCCAGAACTGTTAGATTTAAATACTTCATCATTGAAATCAATAGCCTTGCAGATCGTATAAAACTGTTTTTTCAATAGATCAATATGAAATTCATTGAAATCTTTGAATAAATCTTTTGTAACATATTCCGCCTTGGCGCTTGGATCTTTAAGGTTTATGATCCCTAGAGATTCCATCATTTCTTTTGCTTCTGTTTTACCTAGTGTGGTTCCAGTTATCAGCATATAAGCTAATTTAAATTGTTCGATTTCATTTTGCTGATCGGAGAACGTTCGATCTAGCGCATCACCTATTTCTTCAGCAACTTCAAAATCACAGTAGCGATTTGTATTATTTTTAAATTCTGATAAATAAATTACACCTAGCGGATTGGGCACTTCTCCCGTCTTCTTAAAAGCTGCAGTTAGATACGGGACAGTCGTTTCGACGTACTGATTGTAAGTGAAAATAGTACTCTCAGTGATCAGGATCATTTCATCATAGTATTTCTTGATGTATGGATCATACTTTTCCTTGATGTAAATAGCACCGTTTTCGTATTTCTCAGCTCGCCAAGGTTCAATATTAGAAGCCCACAGTTCCCAAGATTCGCCCACTTTCTTCGGCTCAATCAGACGAAAAGCAACGCCGCACGCTCCCTGAAATGTTGCAGTGTCAGGATTAAGCATATTAAAGCGCATCGATTCTACTTTTGAATTGAATTCCTCAAACTCCTTAGGCGTTGTTGGGCTATCTATCAAGTTGCCGACTAGACGATCTTTCATCTTTTGCAATAAATTGCGTTGTTTGGTAGTCACATCATAATCAAGCTTTACTGGTTTCCCAACAAAATGATTAACTGCTTGATCAACAACTACATTGAACATACCAGCATGAATTTTATTGTTAACCTTGATAATTTTGGTCTTTGGCGGCTGCCTATCATCAATTTCATTTTTCTCACTTGTGTAAGCTAGGTATTTTCGTTCACGATCAGCAAAAAATGGCTTCATGTCTTCCATAAAACCATTCGGATCAAACATTCCCTCTTCGATTTGAGTTGAGTACTTAGTACGGATTCTTTTGTAATTCCGCAGTGTCAAATTCGAATTAAACAATATAGCACCTCCTAATACTCAATAAATTTGTATTTGCTATCGGGTTCATAAAACGCCAACGCTAAAGCATCCGCAATATCAGGACTCCCGACATTTCTTTTTTTCATATTCTCTTTGCTTTCTAAGCGAATACGACTGCGACTCGTCATCTTAAATTTTCTAGTACTTAGTTCTTTGATTAGTGAACTATCGTTAGGCAATTCAATGATAGGATCTTCGCCATTAATACTAGAAGTCATATTCTCTTCAAGTAGCTCTTTCAATGTTCCCCATAAATAAGTCCCTAAATTGTCGTAGAAATCATCCTCAGATGAGGACCCGTTATTTACCCCTTCAACTTCAAAAGGATAGTCGCTGTCTTCAATAATTTCTTGAAGTCTGTCAGTAACACCACCACCAACACCGGTATCATCGACTTTTATTAGAACCTTATCTATATGAGGGAAGGTTTTTATTAATCTTTTAGCCATCTTGATCACGTAGCCGGTTGTTTCCATCGTTGAGCATTTTGTGTATTTCTCATAATCCAAAGCCTTATTGGATATTCTAGGGAACAAGATAGTTGAATCATCGCCATATCGGGCCACATCAACTCCTATATGCGCTACTTCCGCCATTCTTATTTCTGAATCACTTATATGACGTTCAGTAGCAAGTTCCACTGTCTCTAAACTAATAAATGAATCTAATGAACCTTTAGGAAAGTCACCATAAATACGCACTCTGGCAACATCACTGTTTTCACCATATTTGCTCAGTATCATTTCGATGTTTTCCTTGTTGGTTCGTTTGCTTTCATAACTAGAGACCTTATGGCATCGCCACTTATCTCTGTCTGAATTGTGAGAATCGTAAAAGACTCCTTCAATATTATTCGGGTTACCGCACAGTAACAATTTATTGTCGTAACCTGACAGTGTACCAAGGATCGCTTCCATAATTGGATCAGAAACACCAGATGCTTCATCTACAACAATAAGCATGTGATCCTCGTGAAACCCTTGCATGTTTTCAGGTTTGGTTGCTGTTCTTGCTGTAGCAAACCAGCGCTCTGAATCGCCGATCATGTAAATCTTAGTTTTAGTCCATTTCAGCAGGTCCTTAATTAAGCTGTTGTTGAGCCATTTGGCAACCTCTGCCCATAAAACATCATACAATTGCTTCATTGTCGGTGCTGTTGCAATCACTTTAGCGTAGGGTCTACAAGTAAGAAACCAAAGAATCGCTCCGGCTTCTAAAGCAGTTTTCCCAACTCCTTGACCCGATCGCACAGAGACTTTTGAATACTTCGCAAGATCGTTCAGTACATTTTCTTGCCAATCATCTGGATCTAAGAGCAGTATATCTTCACAAAATGCAACTGGCTTATCATAGTAATATTCAATGGCAGCACCTATATCAGCAAAAGGAACAAACGATTTATTCATTTTCGCTCACCGCCCGTTTATTTGCCGCTTCGATTACTGCTTTTTTCCAATCTTTGACTCCATCACCTTTTTTATCATCTTCGCTAGGCTGCAAATACTTCATTAATTCAGACATGGCTTTTTGCTTGTCATAGAGTTTGACAGAAACTCCATCTTTCCCTTTTTTAACCTCTTGGATGAGTGTGCCATCAACTTCTTCACTGTTTTTTAATGAAACTTGGGATGACTTGTATGTTTCCAATTCGCCAGTAAACTCATTAAACACCTCTTGCTTCTCGCCGGCCTCATCATACTCATAAAGCTTATGTTCTGTTGATGAGAACTCAACAAAATCCGTGATATCAGCAAATGCCTGCTTTGCGTATTCTCTTATCAAATCTTTTACATCAAGAAACACATCCTGCTGCAGTTCTGCCTTCAGTCTTTTCAACTCGATCTTTATGCTATCTTTTGCTATCAATCTTATGCTGTTAGACCTAGCGGAATTATAATCACATCCATACGCCTGTTGGTATGCCTTAGTCGCGTTGAAGCTCTGTAGATAATAAAGACAAAACAGTTTTTGTTGCTCTGTTAAATCATCATTATCTATTACTGGTTGCACCTCTTTTTTGTGTGCAACCTTTTCTTTCTTGGTTGCACCCTTTTTTTCAGGAGGTGCAGTCCACTTTCTAGACTTCCAAGATTTAACTGTATTGATAGATACATCATGTTTAGCGGCTATGTCTTTGTACTTCATGCCGTTTTGATAATCTATGTATGCTAACTCCCATTTCTGCACATCAACGCCACCGCCTCCGTAATGTTTTAACCACAAAAAAACGGCCCATAATAGGACCGCTTTCTTTTCATCTATACTTTAGTAGGAAGTATCTAAGATTATGTGAGTAATCTAATCGACAACTCCCAAA